AATTCTTTATCTAACTCAGGAACAAATTCTTTTTTCAATAAATTGATTTGTCTTTTTGTTTCGTTTGTTTCTTCTTCATACTCAAAAAAAGATTGTTTCTCTTTTGTTATAACCACTCTTACTATTCCATTTATCAAATTATATACGGTATCATCTGTTTGCAATGTAGCATAAGTGTTTGCATCTATTTGAAGTTTCTCAACCAATTCTCCACCAGCCGAAGAAGTTTTAGTTACCACTTTATAGTAAGCATTGACATTATTGTCACTCATTGCCCAAACTACACCAGATTGTGATGGAGTATTTGCCGCGCCGTTTGCGCTATATTTTTTATCCACAAATTTTATGAATGTATTATAGTCTAAAGGCCAATCCCATTGAGGATCAATTATGTCATTATATGATAAAACTATCCAATGCTTTTCAGGATCACCATAAAATTTTGAGGCAATAATTTCTGGTGTGTCTCCGTCTTGTATAGAATACTTATAGAAAACGGCAGAGTTAGTTTTTAACGATTGTTCAAAACCAAAACGACTTGTTATGTTTGTAACAAGATCAGTCTGTGTTAGATTGTTTGCTGTTGAATAAACAGTCTTAGGAAAAAAGTTAAAGTATTTTGACATATTTTTTTATCTAGTTGAATTAAAACTGCGGCCCGTGGCAGCGTCAGCTGGATTATTTGCAAAAGTTTGTCCACTTGCTGGATTATTTCCTTGACCTACTCCTCGTTCACTTGGAGTCTGCGATGGGGTTGTCTGTGTTGGGCTTCCAGAATAGTTAGATTGAAAATCTGATTTTGTGAGAATTACTGTCTCTTGGAAATTTAATGACAATTGTATTTCTACTGGCATACCTGTACCGCCCCATGTGGGACTATCTTGCCCAGGCATTTCATAAGCTTGAAAACCATTTGGTGCATAATTAACATCAATTGAAGTGAGGACGCAATTACCTATACTGTCGATGTTTGGATTTATTGAACCGGCATAGTAGAAACGAATGTCAAATTCAGAAGGTGGAACAAGTATCGCAGCACCTGTTTCGGTTACTAAATCGGGCGCCTGATGAAATCTCAATCGTTCAATAATATTTTGAACTGCTAAAGCTTCCATTCTGCTTCTAGGAAAAAATGAAAAATCAAAGCGAAATTGTCTAAAAGCTGGAGTGCTGTATATAACTTCCAACATTGGATTAACTATACCACCAAGTGCTTTGTAAATCCCCAATCTAGCCGCATCACCACCAAGTGCGCTAAGTTTTTTTTCTGCTACTATTGCAGCTATGGCAGCGCCAGCAGCACCTAAATTTGTTAAGTTTTTTCCTTGTTCTGTATTGTCTTTACCTGTAAATTGTGCTGCAATTTGTCCAGCTACACTTTTACCTGGAGACAAAGACTCATAGCTTTGATTGTAACTATACATCAAAGTATCTGGCATATAGAGTGCTATGGTGTCGCTTGTCATTTCTGTTTTTCTAAAATTACTCAAAAGTTCAGCAGCACCTTGCTTATTTTTTATTGAACCCTTTAATAAATTACCTGTAGATGCTGAATTATTTTGAAATATTTGTCCTGGGGTCGAGACACCTAGGAACGAGTTAATAAGCTGAGAAACGAAGCTGGTAGCAGTCTTAGATACAGTTTGCTGCACCGCTGTTGAAAAATTTGTAGAACCTCCAATTAATCCAACTTCACCATTATTTGATAAACTACCCGCTTGTGGAACATTAGCATTGTTGACACCTTTGGTTTGTTTTTTGATATAGAAGACCATGTAATGTCCTCTATCAGCTTTATTACCCAAATCAATTGGGTATTTTAAAAGATTAGTGCTTTGCTGATTAGAATACAAATCTCCCAATGGACCCCTTGATGGATCAACAGAAACTGTTGTACCTAACAAATTAAATGGAGAAAAAGCCATCATACTCCCTTGAAGTAATTATACATATTATTTATGTCGTATAAAGGATGGTTCACACCCAAAAACCCAAACAAATACAAAGGCAATGCCGAAAGGATTGTCTACCGTTCTTCATGGGAATTGCGTGTTATGAAGAATTTCGATGAGAATCCTAGTGTGATTTGGTGGGCATCTGAAGAAATGTTTGTTAAATATATGTCTCCAATAGACAAAAGAGTGCATCGTTATTTCCCAGATTTTGTTGTTCGACTCAAAAAGAAAGATGGAAAAGAGGCTACAATGATGCTAGAAGTGAAGCCAGAAAAGCAAACAAAACCTCCAAAACAATCTAGGAAAACCCGCAGGATGTTAGCCGAGGTCGCAACATATGCCATCAATCAAGAAAAGTGGAAAGCAGCAGAATTATTCTGTCTTGAACACGGTTGGCAGTTTAAGATATTGACAGAAAAAGAATTGGGAATATGAGATAAATAGAAGGATGGCAAAGACACTATTACAAAGAATAACAGAATCTCTCGCAAAAGAAGGTTTGAAACCTAGAACCAATGCTGCGAGAGACTGGTTGCGCTCAAAAGTTAAAGAACTGAAACCATCTCCTCAAGGGCTAATGAATGATAGAAAGAAACTAAGAGATTCTTCTATCATAGGTAAGATGTATTTCTATTTCTATGATCCAAAAACAAAAGAAAAAATGAAATACTATGACAGATTTCCTCTTGTCATTCCAATTGAAAAATATAAAGACGGATTCTTAGGTCTAAATCTACACTACATTCACCCAAAGCAAAGAATAATTTTGTTAGACAAACTTAGCGCAACAGCATCAAACAAAACATTTGATGAGAATACTAAATTGCGAATCAGCTACGCTTACTTAGCTGCGGCAGCAAAGGCATTTGAAGCTAATCCATGTATAAAAAGATATCTGTTTAGTCATGTTCAATCTAGATTTTTAGAAATTACTGCCAACGAATGGGATATCGCTGTGATGTTACCAGTTGAGAGTTTTGTTGGCGCAACAACAAGTAAAGTTTACTCAGACTCTAGGAAGAAATTCTAATGTCCTTTTCACCCAATTTATTTCTATCGAACATCAAAGCGAAAGATGGTCTAGCAAAACCATCTAGATTTGAGGTAATATTACCTATACCAACATACATCGGAAGCTATATTGGAAATAGTTTGTTATCTTCTATTTTAAATTTTCCAAACTCAGTATTTACAGATGTATCTGATGCAATATCTAATGCTTTTGGTGGCGATTCTAGTTCTTCAGCTTTCACATCAAGTCAACCAGAAATTTCAAGATATCTTGCTCTACAATGTGAAACAGCAGAATTACCAGGTAAATCATTGAATACTCAAGATGTAAAGATTTATGGTCCAAGTTTTAAAGTTCCATTTCAATCTGTGTTTCAAGATACCTCTCTTACTTTTGTATGCACAAATGATTTCTATGAAAGAAAATTATTTGAGAGATGGATAGAAGCCATTCATCCTTCTGATACCTACAACTTCAGATATGCAAAAGATCAAGATACTGGTTATCTGACGAACATAAAAATTATTCAGTATGATGAATTTATTAAACAAATTTTTGCTGTCGAATTAATAGATGCCTTTCCAACTACCATAGCAGCACAACCATTAAGTTGGAGCGAAGAAGGTTTTCATAGACTGACTATTACATTTGCATATCAAAAATACAAACCAATTTACGATGGTGGTTACGATTTGTCTTCTGCGGCTGCTGCACTATTTGGCGTTGCAGGATCAAGATTATTGCCATTTGGAAATGCTCTTACACTATAATTAATAAGCGAGGTTATTATGTTACCAAAGTTAGATGTACCTATTTTTGAACTTAAATTAGTTTCAACAGGAAAGACAGTAAAGTATAGACCATTCTTGGTGAAGGAACAAAAACTTCTTCTGATGGCTACACAAGCTGATGATGAAAAAGAAACTGTTAATACCATCAGACAAGTTATTAAAAATTGTTTGATAGACGAACTGAATGTAGATACTCTACCTGCATTTGATTTGGAATACCTGTTTCTGAACATTCGTTGCAAATCGGTAAACGAAGTTGTTGAGGTTCGATATAGATGCAATAACACAGTAGATGAAAAGGCTTGCAATAATTTAGAAAAGTTTGACATTAACTTGACAGAGGTAAAACCAACAATTTCATTAGATCATTCAAAGCAAATTATGCTCCGCGATGATTTAGGTATAATGATGAAGTATCCAACCTTTGAAATGTTATATGAGATTAATGGCAAAAGTGAAGAAGAAATTGTGTTTGAAATTTTGCCAAAATGTATCGACTATATTTTTGATAACGACAAGAAGTATCCTGTGAAAGATACGCCCGCAGAAGAACTAAATGAATTCTTAGATAACCTCCAACAGAAAGACATGGAAAAGATACAGAAATTTTTCTCTACTATTCCAAGACTAAAAACTGAAGTAAAGTTTCAATGCAGCAAATGCAAGTATGAAGAAGATATCACGGTAGAGGGTCTACAAAGTTTTTTCGGATAACTCTTTCACACGATAGTTTGAGCAATTACTATCAGACAAACTTTTCATTGATGCAGCATCACAAGTATAGTTTGACTGAATTGGAAAACATGATACCGTGGGAAAGAGAGATTTACATCAATATGCTATTGCAGTACCTTGAAGAAGAAAACGAAAGATTAAAACAAAAACAAAAGAGTAAGTAATGGCATCTTTATCAGATATTTACAAGAGCGAAAAATCACAAGGTGGTGGCCTTGGTTCCGCTATTGGAAAAAGCATGAAAGAAAGTCTTGATCCAAGAAACTTATTGAATCAAGACGGTCTTCTTACATCTATGTTTCCTTCTATGAAAGGTTATAGTGCTTTAGGTGATAAGAAAAAAGACAAAGGTAAAAAAGGAAGTTCTGGAGGTTCTGGAAACTCTCCTTCTAAAGCTTCCTTTGATGAAGTATTAAGTAATCTAGGAACAAAAACTACATTTGAGCGCCTACAAAAAGCGCAGGTAATGTCGATGAAATATACTTCAGTCTTACCAGAAATGTCTAAAGATTTGAAGAATATCAATAAGCTACTGAAAGCAATGATAGATGATTCC